AGAACAGGCAAAAAAAAACACGGAGGCGTAGTCAACGCTTCGCTGGATGAGTATGAGCAGCTTCTTGTGCAGGCCGAACGCTTGCATCAAGAAGCTGCTCGTTTTTCTAATGAGTTGCATACGTTTCAAGACCAGGACGCGGAGGGTGCCAAGGTGGTGATTGACCAGATAATGGACCGAAGGAAAGCGTGGAAAGCGATTCGGTTGCGGATTGAGCATTTTCAGAAATATGGAAAATTTCCAGAGACTTCATCGGCCAAGCCTCACTCACCCGTTTCCGGCTCTGAAGCTGAACTACGGCTGGAGCTCCAACGGCTCAATGTCAATATTGTGAAATACACCAAGAAATTGGCCGAAAGTCCTGAACACAAAAAAGCGACTCAGTGGGAAGAAGAACTTGCACGGATGAAAGCTCATAAAACCGATTTACAGACCCAAATTACGAGAATCAAATATGAGACAACACAATAAATATTTGGAGAAAGTCTATAGTGAAATGGACGTGTATCGTAAACATTTGCTGCATGGCCACGAACTTACCCCAACGCAGGAAGAGACTTTTGAGAAAATGGATATCTGCCGAGCTTGGCTCAAGGATGGCTACTCAGATACGGAAGTGATCCGAATGCTGAAGAATCACCCCACGAGCAAAGTAATGGAGCGGCGAGCGCGGGAAATACTGGCGATGAGTTATGAGGTGTTTGCCGAGCTGCGTCAGCTCCGCAATCGAGACGGTATCAAGTACATTTACGCCGAGCAGTTTCGGGGAGCCGCCAAGATGGTGATGGACAAAATCAATGAGATTATAGGGGCACCACTGAGTGAAGATGTGGTGTTTTTGGACATCAAAATGAATGTTGATACTTCTACGGTAAAAGAGGTGGCCATGTTGCTCCGGGAATACACGCGGTTGATGAAAGAAGCAGCGGTGATTGATGGGGCTTACGATACCTCAAGGTCGATTGGGGATAAAAAGAAACCGACCAAAATTGTGGTCAAACGCCGCACGACGGTCGTCAATGGGGATGTCAAAAAGGATGTTTTAGACGAAGAAGCTGAATATGAGCAATTGGATTGATGATGAAACGGTCGAGTTTGAACTCAATGACCGTCAAGCCGATTTTATTGAGGCTATTACTTATGATTTGAACGCCAAAGGGGTGAAGACGGCGGGCATCGTCGGCGGTATCGGCTCAGGAAAGTCGTTTATCATGGCTTTTGCGATGCTGTGTTCAAAAGAAGATTTGTCCAAAGCCAAGGGGCAATTTGCTTGCAATACGGTAAAGCAGTTTAAGCGGAGTATTTTCCCAGGCGTCAAATCCGTTTGGCGCGAACATTTTAACATGACGCCCTACGACTTTTCGACGGGCGAAGGGGATTATTGTTTGTGGAAAGAGCCACCCGCAGATTGGGACCGACCTTGGCAAGAACCCGACGATTGGGAAAACTGTATTTCTTTTCCGAACGGTTGGGTGATGGAAGTTTGTGGGTATAAATTGAACGCGGATTTGCACCGGGGACGTAACGACGATTTTGCCTTCATGGATGAGGCACTTTTGTTTAAACGAGAATGGCTCAAAATTTTGGAGGGACGTTTACGCGCAAACGTTGGAAAATTCCACTCCAATTGGCACCACCTTTTCTGTTTTTTTTCTAGCCCATCTTACGGGAGCGGAGGGGATTGGATGTACGAAGTCGAAAAATTGATGGCCACTGAAATAGGCAGGTATTATTTTACGACCATTACTACAAGGGATAATATCTTGTTTTTGCCGCCGAATTTTATCGAAAACCTCAAAAAGAAGCTCCTTAAAATTGAGTATGCGGTGGAAGTAGAAGGCAAACGGATTTCTCGTTTGCCAAACTGCTATTATCCCGCTTTTGACTACGAGCGGCATACGGATATTGACGAAGACGAAATATACAACCCCGCTGAGGGCATTGTGACGGTAGTGGATTTCAACGCGCGTTTTACCAGCTGCACCAATTGGCAAAACACCCCTCATTCCCACTTACATCGGTGCGCCTTTGATAGCTTCGTCAAAGAGCCGGACAATGACAAGACCATGGCGCAGACCTTGGCTATCAAGCTACGGGAGGAGCTTGAAAATAGGGGTCATCAAAAACGCCAAATTATCATCACCGGGGATAGAAATGGGAATAATAAATCGGCGGGTTCGGTAAAAAAATCTGACGGTACTTGGGAGACTTTTTTTGAGCAATTTGGGGAAGAATTTTCTACCCATGGGTGGGATACTATTATAGCACCCATTCATTATAACCCTCCTAAGGATGAGATATATACCCTTATGAGTGATATGCTATCAGAGAACAGTGAGGTCACCCCTGTAGTACTGCGCTTCAGTAAGGCACACGCCCGTAGCACCACCACCTCGATACAGATGACGCCCATCACTGGCGACTACCGTAAGGACAAGGGCAGTGAGAGCAAGCCCGGTGTAGCCCAAGAGAACGCGACTCACTTGAGTGATACCGTTGACTACTATGCCGTTTACATCTCAAAGCCTCACCTCGCTTATGCTTCCAGTGGCTTCGATATCGACTTTATGTAAATGGCTTTCAGCTATTCGCCATTTTGATTTTGGAAATTTCCAAAATGTTAAAGGGCGGGCTTTCGAGAGGGATTTTTGGGGCAAAAATGATGACCGCCACGGTCAACACACTGTCAATCTGGCGATTTGCAGTGGCCGTCGAGAAAAAAGGGTGCAACTTTTTTAACTGATTGATAATCAACCCTCCTCTTGAGAGTGGAGATACCAATTCAAGGCACGTTTCAACGAATAGTTAAAACGTGCCGGGATTTGGGAAAACTCCGTCAGAAAATGCAATACTTCAATACCGATAAGCTGGTCTTTGAGGTAGAAAAAGTTGGTATGATTGACCGTTGCTACAAAATTTTCAAGTGATGGAATGTCAGCAAATCGGTGTATGGTCGCTACATAAGCAGGAGACTGAGTATGGACGATATAAACTACACCGGGAGAAGCTGCTTCATTGTGTGTTATTAGAAACTTGGGGATGACTTTCATCGCGAGGGCGCCGCGCGAACTGAAGGAAATGCACCTTTTCGGTATCATTTAGGGGGGCTTGAATAACATATAGATGTTCTTCGGTACCTACTTCAGTGATAAAAAAAGGATACATCAAATTTTCTCTGATGTAGATAGGGATATGACGATTTTGCCATTTAGCCCCTCTTTTCATGATGGCGGATAGGTGCTTTCTCCCAAGCTCCATTCCGCGGGCGAATTCATTTTGCATAATATATTCCGTGTTTTAACTGCTGGATCCGCAGCTTTACAAACGTACAATTTTTTGCCAGATAATTGGGCGTTTTTTTGTCCTTTTAATATGCCCACATACAAAGGATTTTCGTGACTTAAAATTGACAACCATGAAAACGCCAATTACTTATTACGGTGGCAAACAACAGATGTTAAGCCACATTCTCCCTAAGATACCAGCTCACAATATCTATGTTGAGCCTTTCTTTGGGGGTGGAGCAGTGTTCTTTGCGAAGGAACCCTCAGCCGCAGAAATCGTAAACGACATTAATCATCGTCTTGTTACCTTTTACAGGGCACTGAAATACGATTTTGAGGAGCTTCGAGAGAAGATTGATGAAACCTTCCACTCAAGAGCGCAACACAAGGATTCCTCTCTCGAGTATGATTCTGGTGAGGAAATCATCAAAGACCCATTGGCGATGGCCTGGGCAGTGTGGGTACAAACTAACATGTCGTTTGGCTCCCAAATAGGGTCAGGTTTTGGATATGACCGCGGAGGTAAGTGCGCCCTCAAGCTCCACAACAAAAAGAATGCCTTCACCGATGCCTTCCAGCTCCGTATGAAGAAAGTAACGATTGAATGCTACGACGTACTGAAGGTGATTAAAGCGTACGATTCGCCAAACACATTTTTCTACCTCGATCCGCCCTACGTATCGGCGAATCAGGGGCACTATGCAGGGTACACAGAAGACAACTTTAGGCAGCTCCTTGATGCTTGCGTATCGATGCAGGGTAAGTTTTTACTCTCAAGCTATCCTGAAGCTATTCTCACTGAGTACCGAAATAAGCATCAATGGAAAACTGAAGACAATGTAAAAACACTTGCCGTAGACGGCCGCAGGAAAGAGAATAAGACGAAGATTGAGTGTTTGACGTGGAACTATTGAAAAAGCGAAAGCCTCCGATTTGGAGGCTTTAATTATGTAAAAGGCTAAATTATAGCACCGTTAGATAGAATTTTATTGAAATAGATGGTCTTTGTGAATAGTTTCCACATCATTTTTAAAATTTTATCAATATGCATAAATATAGCTTGCTTGAAAATGAAGAGGGTCTATTTGGAACCCCTAGAAGACCTATTACAAGAGGGCGTCGTAGGAGGAGTCCCAGGCAAGATGCAGAAGCTCCAGTAGCAGGGACTACAGCTAATTGGCTGTTTTCCCATATTAGAGAACCTAACTTTAGGTTATTAGAACCCGGTGCCTCTGAATATGACTTGGCGAATGAATTCAATTTCCCTCGCATAAGAGAGAGTTATCTCGCTCAACATTATAGAGTCTCAGATGATTTTGATCCTTTAGAAGTACACCTTGAAAGTGAGTTTTATGCTAATTTACATATTAGTAGAGAAGCTTCAGCAAATGCTCAATTACTACTTGATTACATAGCTACAAGGGTAATAACTATAAACACTAGGGTCTATGCTAGAGGTACTTCTGTGCCTAGAATTCAGTTTGAACTAGAACGAATTAGAGATATTCCATTAGGTACAAATATGCTATCACTTGGCGAACGGATAGGAGAACTGGCTATTCCAAGATTGAATATACTGCCAGTTTTAGTTGCTCTTGCACGTGCGTCAGAAAGGAGAGGAACACCCATGGGAATTTTTAGCATCGCTAGACCCAGAGATAGCGATAGTTTTCATAGCCATTTGCAAGCAGTAGATTTGTCTAGATATGGGGGACATACCTTTAATGAATGGGCAGAGTTTGGCCCTCGTGAAATTAACTTGGGCTTAATATCCCTTATTGAAGATTTACCTCGTGGCACTTATGGACTAGGGTTACCTAGACTTCCCATACGTTATGGAACCCAATCTGCTATGAGAGAGGAAGCTAATAGGACTGGTTCTAGAAGGCGAGGAGATTACACCCATAGTTATGGAGAAGATGAGAGCCAACAAATGAGCTATGATACTATTACTCCCTCAGATAGATTAATGCAAATGCCAGAACCCGCCTTGGCCGAACCTATAAATGACTATGAAAGAGATGTTGTACTCAGGGGTTTAAATGTACAGAGAAGATTAACCATGATAGAAAACCCTCAATATAGAGCACGTCTAGCCAGTGCAATTGAAGAAGCAAGACATAGAGGTGTAATAATTAATATGTCTAGAGATAAATTTGCCCATGTTCATATAACTGTAGCTGAGCCAGGAATGAGACATTGGTAGTGATAAAAAGGCATCAGTGTTCGTAAATTATTGGATTGATATGAGTAATGCTATTTACGCTATTTGATTTCGATAGAAAAAAGGCCAACATTTGCACGTCAATAAAAATCAAATCAGATATGACCAAAATATTTTTTTTCCGTGCTAGCTTTCGTCACTCATCTCTGGATGGAACCGAAGTCGTTTTTCATTACATCATAGAAGGCGATTCAACTCCGCATAAATTCACTGCGATTGGCACGCAAATAGCTCTATGGGATTTCGCCGTAAGTGAACAAGCTAAACTACATTATGCAAAAGAGATATTCGCTGCGGTAGTAGATTATTTTGTATTTTATTGGAATCGAACGCAAAAGCTCCCTTCGGAAGAGAAAAAGTATTATGAAGGTAGTGACTTTCGTAAAACTGACGCAAACTATTCAAATTGGGAGAATTATAATTTAAGTTTAACTTAATTAGTTCTATAAAGCCTCCGATTTGGAGGCTTTATACTTTTATACTTTATAGGCTTTATAGCTTATATTTCCCCATATCTAACGGGCAAACATGTGTACTTATATCACGATTTAATTTCTAATAAATTAAGTATAAATCTCTATAATTATACTTTGCACAAATAAAAAAATAATGAGATTCACCCTTCATAGCAAATATAAATCATTGGAAGTAGGGTCAATAGACATTGACTTACCAAATTTTACAATTTTAACTGGCTTAAATGGTTCTGGTAAAACCCAAATTTTAGAAGCCATGCTCATGGGACAGTTAAGAGGTGAGTTTATAAATATAGAAAAAATACTCATTAATAATGGGTCTTTAAGCCCTAACGATAAGAGTGACAGATATTATAACAACGATGATGATACCATCTCTATGTTGTGGCAGTATTATGTTAGCAATAGAAATACATCTTTTGAAAACTTACATATAGAAAAAAAGTATCTTGATAAGATATCAAAAATAGCAACTTTATCTAAAAAGGATCTTTTGTCGTTGGATAGAGATGATTTTGAAATTTATTGTCCTCTGGATATCTCACCTAGAGTATCAAACTTTTACGAACATACTTTAAGTTACCTATTTAGGGCGTACCATAAAAGATTGGATAAAATTCGTTATATGAATTATACAAAATCTCAGGAAGAAGGTCATGTCCCTATTACTGAGGATCAAGTTACAAGTTTTTTAGGGCCGCCGCCATGGAAGGTAATAAATGACATTTTAGAAAATTCCAATTTACCTTATCGTGTTACTTACCCTACTGGCAACTTCTATGATATGAAGTTTGAAGCTAAACTTAAAGATGTCAATAAGGAGTTTTTTATTGACTTTAAAGATTTGTCTTCAGGAGAACAAATCATTATGTCATTTATAATTGGTATTTATAATTTAACTCTAGGTTTCAGATTACCAAGTATTATTCTTCTTGATGAAGTAGATGCCTCATTACACCCTTCTATGGCTAAGTATTTTTTAAAAATACTTCAGGAGACATTTATAGATGAATATAGACTTAGTATTGTTTTAGCAACTCATTCGCCCTCTGTAGTAGCCTTTGCACCAGAAGATTCTATACATTTAGTTACTAAAGAAGGTTCTCAAAGAATAATTAAAGTAACAAGGGATAGAGCTCTGAAGGCATTAACTGAAGGAGTTCCTTCATTTAGTATAAACTACGAAAATAGGCGTCAAGTATTTGTTGAAAGCCATAATGACGTATCTTACTATGAGGAACTTTATAAAAAATTCTCAAATTATCTTATTCCTGAAATATCATTAACTTTTATCTCATCTGGTGAAAGTAGAAAGGATTCTAATGGTAGAAAAGTATCAACTTGTGATCAAGTAGAAAATATTACATCTGTTTTAAGGAAGGGAGGCAATAAATTTGTTTTCGGAATTGTAGACGGTGATGGTAAATCTCATAAGGAAAAAGATGGAATTATTCTTTTAGGAGAAGGTAAGAGATACAGTATCGAAAATTATCTATTTGACCCGCTTTTATTGGGAGCCTTGCTGCTTCGCCAAAAATTACTATCCAAAACTGACTTAGGGCTTACCCAAGAAGAGAGTTACACAGACTTAAAGTCTTTTTCCCAAGAAAGGCTCCAGAAGATTATTGATTTTATTTCCAATGCACTATCTATAGAAGGAGAGCTTATTGACTACCGAATAGTTAAAGGTGTGAATTTAAAAATACCTAGTAACTACCTTGAAATTCAAGGTCATAAACTGGAAAGTTTGGTATTAAGAGTATACTCTAAATTAAATGAAATAAAAAGAGATAGTGAATCTGCTTTGAAGATGGAAATATTAACTAAAATCGTTGATGACTTAGTTGAAATTGTACCCATAGACCTTCTTGATACATTGAGAAAAATTCAAAGCCAATAGTTTTTATAAAACAGCTTTAGTACGGTTACAATTGTTGGAAAAATACAGAACACAGCAAGCCTCATTTGGCTAATCTGTACAGAGTACTAACATAGCTAAGCCTTATAAAGGCTATATTATTAGTAAAATTACAGTTCTCACCTCAATCATTAAGACAAAATACCTCCACACTAAGACGTATATTCTATTTACCTACCTGCTTTCGTGGATGCCTACTCAACTCGTAAGCTTTTTGCCTGAAGTCTTTAGTGTTTCCACGAGACGTATAGTAAATATTGGGTGGCCAGCACTGAGCTGGCCACTATTGATTATCCTAAATTGTCAAGTTTCCCCTCATTCTCCCAGAATATTACTACTTGAGTAAGCATGGTATGAAGAGCCAATCCGCCTACTCTTTCTGAGAGTTCAGTGATATCGTCACGTACTAAAAGTAGTATTTGACCTGCGGCACCGTAAAAGGCTCGGCGAGTTTCTTGGAGTTGGATAGGATCCATGGTTAAGATGTTCAATCCTACTCTTTCGAGATATAGCATGAACTGATGCTCAATGTTAAACTTTTCCATTAGTATCGTTCCTCCCATGTTTCCTTGGCGTCTTTGTGTTCGATGAGGGGAGCTTCAGCGAGCTGGAGAGCAGCTTGTACATCGTTTGGTCGATGAAAGGGGTATTTTTCATAGAATTCCTCAATAATCTCTTCAGCCTTATTGACTTCACGCCCATAATGGTTATCCTTATTTTTGAGGATTTCTTTTGCCCATTCTATCTTTTTTAGGTCTTTGCGATACTCGTGAGCGGCTTCTACATCATTGCGAATTGTGTTGAAAGCACTGAGCATATCGGTGCCTTCGGGTACTTCGGCAGTGAGGCCGATGCGTTCGTTTTCGTAGTTGCCAAGATTGTAGGTCTTGGAATACTCCACACGGGTGTATTTGATTCCTTCCATAGTTATTGGATTTTATTGTGGTAAAAAATTACGATTAGTGAGTTGGCGATGGATTTGCCCAAGCACCATGTTGAGGGGAGCGGGTATGGGTGTATTGGTCATTTCCATCACTAAGATTCGAGCTATGCTCAGGGGTATGATGACTGATTTTGGGACTTTGGATGAGCCATGTTCGATACGAAAGCTACGTGCCATGAATTTAGTACAGAGCCACTCTGACAGTATAAGATGAGAGGTGGAAGCTGCTCCCTGAAGCTCATATACATCAAGCAAGATTTTGAGCAGGTAATCCCGTAATAGATGGGCTTCTCTGCGATAGAGCTTGATGCTGATAGGATCTAGTGACGTATTGCGAGGAAGCTCAAGCAACTGGGGATTATTCATACTTCACCCCCTTTCTTGACTCTCCCCCAAATTTTTTCTGCCTCAACTTCGGTTAAAGTTTCGCCCTGGTTGAGTTTCTCTACGATTCGCATCAGGAAATCTGACTTAGACGACGCTCGTTTGAGCATCCAATTTGTAGTGATAAGGCATTTTTGGCCTTTGTACGCTTGCAGAAGTGCCAAAAACTCAGCTTTCATTTCGACTGTAAACCCATAAGGGTACGTTTTCATGGCTTCAACTCGCTGAAGGAAATCATCATCAATACGCTGGATTGTATTGATTTTATCAGTACAACCAGTTTCAATAAAGGAGGCTAGGCCGTTGGCTCCGAGGGTGATAAATTGAGATTGGGTGATTACGGAAAGTCGTATCATAATTATACATAGTATGATTGTTACCACGAAATCGGCTGCACTAATCGCCAAGAGCCTTTTTCGTATTGGTATATTTTGTTGCAGTTGGGGTCACGCTCAGAGGCGATACATTGCTTCAGCGTACGCGTATCAAAAATGGCGGCTTCTCGGATTTGGCCTTTGAAGTATTCCTCACACACCCGGAACATTTCGTTAATCCACTCATTGATTTTGCCCTTGTGCGGCTGTTTCCATTCGTTCGACCATTTTGACCACTTGTTACCGTCGTAGAAAGTTACGGTCATATAGCAGCTTGCTTTGGCTCTTTGCTCGGCGCGTTGCTCATCGGTGAGGGGTTTGCGCTCGTGTTTTACGGTCTTTTGCTTCGCTTTTTGCTTTTGTAAGATGTACGGTGACGACATATTGATAAGAGGTTAGAGATTGCTATGAGTAATATCCATCATCCCAAGTCATGTAGTCTTCTACGATGATGACCGTGGGAGCATGGGCAAGTTTGCGTTGACGGCTTGGCTTCAGATAGGCCGGGGGCTGGAAGTCGTTGGCTTGCTGTTCGAGAAACTGCTTCATAAACCTATCGTTCCATTTTTTGCCAAGGCCACTGAAAATAAGGCGATAGTAATTCCAGAGTGCCATCAGGTCTTTGCCCTGGACTTCCTGACGCATTGGTTGGCCAGCGCGGAGTTTTTCGAAGTCT